GATCCTTGCTGGAAGGGTTATACCCAAGTTGGCATGAAGAAAAAGAATGGAAGAGAAGTTCCAAACTGTGTTCCTTCAAAGGGAGTTCCTAAAGCAAAGGGATATAAGAAAGAAGATATTGAGATTCAAGAGAGAGCACTTGATACTGCAGAGAAGGGAGAGAAGGAAAGACTTGTAAGGGGAATGAAAAAGTCTGCAGGTGACTTTAAGAAGAGATATGGAGAAAGAGCAAAGTCTGTTATGTATGCCACTGCCACTAAACAGGCAAAGCGCAACATGGACACATCCAAGTCTGATCGTAGATATGCAGTAGAGGGGGTATCTATGGATGAAGCAACAGAAGCACCAGAGGCACCTAGAAAGGGCAGGAAGCCATCTGAAATTGCCAAGAGGGAGAAGCTCCAGAGCCTGATTGATAAGATCAGAGAGAAGAAAGAAGGCAAAAAAGAGGATTGACAAAATCCTCAAGGGTCATTAGAATAACTCTGTAAGGGTTCAAGATAAATAGTAGCTCATTATACTATGAGTTCTATGAGCTACGAGAACCCTTGGATTTACAATGGGAAAGTATTTGAGTCTGATTATATTCAAGATCATTTTGGTTTTGTTTATCATCTTTACTGCAGTAAGACTGGTCGTTCATATATTGGCAGAAAATATTTCTGGAGTTTCACAAAACCAAAAGGAAAATCTAGAAAAGTTAAATCAGAGTCTAATTGGAAAAAGTATTACGGATCCTGTCCAGAACTCAAAGCAGACATTGACCTTTGGGGAAAAGAGTCAGTGGACAGAACAATACTTAGCCTCCATAAAACAAAAGGAAAGTGTAACTACGAAGAAACAAGACAACTGTTCCTGAATAATGTCTTGACTGAATCTCTTGACAGTGGTGTTCCCAAGTACTATAATAGCAATATTCTATCCAGGTACTTCAGGAAAGACTACTATGAATTCAACTCAGATGCACAATCTTTGTAAGCAAAGAGTTGATGCTATAATTGACAGAATGCACGATCTTTGTGCTGAGGGTAGGTCAAAAGATGCCCAGGCTCTTTATGATGAAATTAGGGATTGGGTAATCCAAAAGGATGATATTGAAGTCTTATCTTTAGACTATTTGGATGATATTTGACAAAAACTAAATAAACCGATACAATGTAATTTGTCATGAGTCTTTGACAGTGACATTAGAGCCTAGGAGATTCCCCCTTGAAAGAGGGGATGTGCGGTTTCTCTATTAGGATGTAGAGTTCAATTAAATTTAATGCAAAACATCTTTACTGTAGCCATGCCTCTTCTGGCAACGGTTACAACCCATACGGCATCACTGCCATTCGTCAACTACAAGATGCAAGGACCACCTCCACCAGTGGAACAAAAAGTGTCTTTTACATCAATAAAAAATGTTACTCTTGTAGATGAACAGAAGACAGCAATCCTACAGGTTGCACCAGAAAAGCCAAAAGAGCAAAGGTTAATTTGTAAAGGGTGTAATGACCATGAAAATGCTGCTTTAGCATTTTTCCAAGATCATGGAATTAAAGACAGAAACGCCCTTGCTACTATCCTGGGCAATATTAAGCAAGAATCTATGTTCGTGCCTAATATCTGTGAAGGAGGTAGCAGGACCAGTTATCATAACTGCGGTCGTGGTTATGGACTGATCCAATGGACATCTGCCAATCGTTATTATGGACTGGGTGAATTTGCAAGAAAAGTTGGAGGGAATCCATCTTCAATGGATACTCAACTTCGTTATCTAACAAATGAAGTTCAGTGGCAAAGAATTGTAGACAGGATGAAAGCACCTGGAAAATCAATTGATCGCTACATGGACTACACATATAGTTGGATTGGTTGGGGCATTCATGGTGCCCGTACTTCATACGCTCATGATTATGCCAACCGACTGATCACGGTAGAAGTCTGACAATTGAATAGTAGGGGAGGGTTGACAATATCCTCCCCACATTCTATAATAATTTTAACAAGCGGGTATGGTGTAGTGGTAACATACCATCCTTCCAAGTTGTAGTCAGGGGTTCGAATCCCCTTACCCGCTCTTCTAAATAGCTGAAATTATGCAGGACAATGTTAAAGATAAGGTGCAAGAATTGCAATGCAATTTTAGATTCGCACCCAACGCAAACTAGATGCTGTGGGTGTGATAATCTTACTACTGTAAAGGGAGAAACCATTACTGCTATTGACTTGACAAAAGTTGAGATAGTCAGTAATATACTAAAGAAGGAAAGCAAAGGAATCCTTTCAAAAGAAGATCTTGCTTTTCAAGAATCAAGAAAAAATCGTAAAGTTAGAAAACTGGAGTTTGAAATTAGATGAGCTGGGAATCCCCAAACCTTTCCAAGGGTGATATTGAATTACTTACCATTGCCTTAGATGAGTATTTGTATGTTTCAAATCTTGAAGTTCCAGACATGCCTAAAATGGAGAAACTCCTTCATAGACTAGAAGATCATTTAAATAAGTTTTGATTTTCACACATATCCTGACAAACCAAAAATCCAGAACTAGTATATAGTAGTACTATGATACAGTTCAATGGACCAAAGAACCTATGAGAACTGGGCAAAAATCAAAGAAACCTTTGAGGCTTCTGGGAATACTAATAACATGTTTTACAAAAGAGCTTGTGAAGTAGTAAAAACAGGAAGGGATCCTATGGATAAGTTTTTTGGGCAGAGGCATGACACCTGAAGAAGTTCAGAAAATGATTGATGCTGCTATTGACAAGCACAATAAAACTGCTACAATGATTAGTGCAACCCTAGGATCCATCTTGCTTTTCTTTTATGCTCATGGGGTAATTGCTATTATAGATAAATTTAAATAAGAACAATTAATATTTCAATGAGAGAAATAACAGTCCAAGAACTTGAAGAAAACTTTGACGACATTATGGAAAGAGTGGTAGAAGAGGGAGAGCACTTTCTCATACGTACTGATAATGATAAAGATTTAGTTCTCATTCCATATGATGACTACTCTGATTATTATGATAAGTACTTTGAACATGATGATGGGTGCTGATTCCCATTAATGGGAGTATAGCTTAATGGTCAGAGCGGCCTGCTTATAACGGGTTAGTCTGGGTTCAACTCCCAGTACTCCTATAGTCCTGGGATGACTCAAAAAGCACCCTGGTCGGGAACCCCCTCGAAGTCATGGAGAGACTTTAAAAATCCTGGTGGAGTCATATGACCCTCATTAGGTTTCTTGCTTCCTTAAAGAGCAAGTGGTGCGGATGGGATCTTACTCCCGCCTGGTTTCCAATTTCCAGTCAAAGAATTGGTGGCGAGCCTGCAAATACGGAATCAAGAGGGGTTTACAATACCCCTCTTTTTTTGTATAATAGGAAAAAGTATCTAATATATGAAGATAGCACTTATTACAGGAATCACTGGACAAGATGGATCCTACTTGGCTGAACTCCTTTTGGAGAAAGGTTATGAAGTTCATGGCATTGTTAGAAGGTCTTCCCTTATCAATACGCATCGTATTGATCATGTATATGATAGAATTAATTTGCACTATGGTGATCTTACAGACTCTACAAACTTAGTCAGAGTAATTCAATTAGTACAACCAGATGAAATCTATAACCTTGCAGCACAGAGTCATGTAAAGGTTTCATTTGAAATGCCAGAATATACTGCTGATGTAGATGCTGTTGGAACTCTTAGAGTTCTTGAAGCAGTAAGACTTCTTGGTATGGATAACAGAGTTAGGATCTATCAAGCATCCACAAGTGAACTGTATGGTCTTGTTCAGGAGATTCCTCAGAAGGAAACAACTCCTTTCTATCCTAGATCTCCATATGGTGTTGCCAAGATGTATGCTTATTGGATAACTAAGAACTATAGGGAGTCCTATGGAATGTATGCCTGCACAGGTATTCTTTTCAATCATGAGTCTCCAAGAAGAGGTGAGACATTTGTAACTAGAAAAATTGTCAGAGCATTTTCAAGAATGACTTCTGGGTTACAAGACACTCTTTATCTTGGCAATCTTAATGCTAAGAGAGATTGGGGACATGCAAAAGATTATGTTGAAGCAATGTGGTTGATGCTTCAACAACAAACTGCAGAAGAT